GGGAGGAACGGCAGATAGGGAAGCGGATGTTTATGGCCTGGTTGAATAGGGCGGGGCCGAGGGGGATACAGAACTCCGCTTACTGGCTGAGTACGGATGAGGCTAAAGGCGTCCTTCGCTACCTCTCCACCCGCTTCCATCGCTTTGAGGTGTGGTGTAAACAGCAACAGGCCCAACTCCGACACACTGGTTCCGTCCGCACCTACTTTAACCGCAAGGTCACCTTCCCGCAAGTGTGGACGCAGGAGACTTGGGTGATGTTGAAGGCGGAGCGGGCCTGTATCCCTGGTATTATCCAGGGCACCGCCGCTGACATTATCAAGATGGTGATGGTGAGGATGGATGAGCCGGTGCGGGAGTTGGGGGCGCAGATGATACTAAATATCCATGACGAAATTTGCATAGAGACCCCGTTGAATAGGAAGGACGCGGTGATTGAGTTGTGTAAGGGGATGACGGAAGGGATGTTGCCGATCCACCTCCCTGTTGAAATCTCTTGGGGGTACAGTTGGGGGAAAGCGGAGGGCGAGGTGATCGTTGCCTAGGCGCTGGCCCCCACCCCCACTCTCTCTCTCCCAACCCGTAATGTTGTGGGCCTGCCTCTGGTGTGGGGGCGACCTCAGTTGGAGACCTTATGAGGGGGACGGGGAGTGGATTTGCCTGGTGTGTGGGTGGAGTGAGTTTAGTCAGACTAAGGAGGAGAAGGGATGCGTATTTTAGGCCTTTGTGGCTATAAACAGTCGGGCAAATCGACCTTGGCAAAGGTGGCCCGCACCGACTTCAACTTCCGGCGAATGGGGTTTGCGGATGAGTTGAAGGATGTTGTGATTAGGCTTTGGCCCGCCTTTACCTATGACCACCTTTACGGGGAGGGGAAAGAGGAGGTGGTGGAGGAGTATGGGAAGAGTGCGCGGGAGGTGATGCAGATGGTGGGGACAGACCTCTTCCGCGCTTATGACCCGGATGTCTGGGTCCGCGCATTACATGAAACGATTAAAACCTACAATTTCCAAATGGGAAGGGCAGTCCGCCCCCTCGTTATTGACGATCTTCGGTTTGACAACGAGGCGGCCTTGATTAGGGAGTTGGGCGGGGAGGTTTGGGAGGTTTATCGTGGCAGCCTTGACCGTCTTGATGAACACCCTTCTGAGCAGGGGATAAGCTTGTTTGACCGCACGGTTTATAATGTGGGAGGATTGCGTAGTTATCAAGCTGATTGTAAGGCATGGTTGGAGGCGTTTGTTAATGAAAGATGAAAAGGGGATGGTGATTTGTGTGGGTTGTGGCTGGTGGTTCCACTGGACAGGGAAGTGTGCGGTGTGTAGCTATAAGAAGGATATATTGGATAAGATAGAGAAAGGAGGGAAGAAGGATGGAAAGTGAGAGGCATTACCCATTGGTCTTAGTCACTTGGCGAGACTGCACCACGTTTCGGGGGTGGCATAGTGTGGAGGAGAGCTTGAAGTTTGAGCCGGATGCGGTAGAGACTACTGGATTTATCCTTCGTGAGGACGGTGACTTTCTTTGTGTCAGTCCGTCCTTATCGGGGACGGGGGACACAGTAACAACACTGGACCCCATGATGATACCAAGGTCCTGGGTGACGAAGGTGGAGAAGTTGGGGCTGGCTGCGGGTTGTACTTGTGAGAAGGAGGAGGAGGAGGAGAAGTTGGCGTCTTGGCAGTCGGGAGCAGGGCAACGGCCTGCGCCAGATCCTGTGCCCGCCTTGAAGGAGGCTTGTGATGCTTATCTTGAGGTCAAGCAGGGCGACGACCACCTGGGCCGCCAACTTACTCTTGACGAGCATTTGCGGAGGGGCGGGACCTATGCGACCTGGCCTGCGCGTATGATGACCCACTTCGTTGGCGATTCTTGTAACCCACCCCATGAAGAAATGAAGGAGAAGGAATAATGGTGAATAAGATTCTACCTATGGCCGTGTGCTTTGATTTAGAAACCACCAACCTTGATCCCATGTGGGGGGTACTGTTGTGCTCCGACTCCAAGCCCTGGGCCACCGACCACCATGAAACCTACATCCACACCCTTAGCAAGGGGTATGATGATAAGGTGGTGGTTGCGAAAACGATTAAGTACCTGAACCAATTCTCCATACTCGTCGCTCACAATGGCGTCTTCTTTGACCGGAAGTTCCTCAACGGGCGCTCCATGTACCACCACCTTGAGGATGGCAATGGCAACCCCCTCCTACTCGACCCCCAATCCAAGATCATCGACCCGTGGCGGATTGCCAAGTCCCACCTCAACTTCAGGGGTAACAGCCTGGACCGCCTCTCCGACTTCCTTCACACGGAGGATACTAAGAGTATTGTGTCGGGGGAGATTTGGATGAAGGCGGCGTACAATAGGGATAAGAGTTGTCTGGACTACATCGTCGAACACTGCATTATTGATGTTAATGTGTTGGAGGATGTGGCGTGGCAGTTTAGGCGGTTTATTCGCAATATCAATGCCTGGGGTTCAGCCTAGATGAGCAAGTGGAATAGATATTTCTACAACCTTTGTTGTACTGTGGCGGGGCAGGTACAATGCCCCAGCCGCCAAATCGGGGTAATTATCGCTAAGGGAAAGCTGGTCGTGGCTACAGGGTATAATGGCCCACCCTCCGGCTTCCCACATCCTACTACCTGTGTGCGGAGGGAGCGGGGGGTGCCTAGTGGGGAACAACTTACCCTATGTCCCTGCTCCCATGCAGAGCGTAATGCAATTGCTTCGGCGGCCCAGTTAGGCGTATTAACTGCTCGCACCACACTATATATAAACAATGTAGTACCCTGTTTTGATTGCGCTTGTTCTATTGTGGCGGCGGGGATTAAGACAGTAGTGGTGGAGGAAGATGTGGCTTATCCACAACCTGGCTTTACCGGGAGGGATATTTTGATGGGGTGTGGTGTGGGGATATTAGAGTTTAAGTTGGAACGGCTAGAGGAGGGGAAGTAATGAATACTTTTGTACAGATAGGGGCAGGATTAGGAATTGTGGGTTGGGCCATAGCTACGATCCTACTTGGGTTTGTTGCTTGGGACGGCCACACCCACGACCCCACTGGCATCCAAACCGGCTCCACCATCTGCCTTGAATTTGGCACCCTCCACTACCCTGACCCATTAGGCGCTGACGCCCACATCCCTGCCGCCTTCTGTGGGGAGGTGGTGGAGAAAGAGAAAGTACCGGCGCTGGGCGAGAATACCCACCTAGCTCAATAAGGAAGGGAGAGGCTAACTACCTCTCCTTCTTCTTCTTCTTCCCCTCATTAGCCTTAGCCACCGCCTCGGCCACAATCCTCTTATGCCTCTCCTGTCTACTCATATAATTCCCGCTGCTATCAATTTGGGTGTTATATTGTTGCCTACAATGTTTAAGTCGGAAATAGCTGGATGTATCGCCACAGTCACCGCCGACCAAGAGGCGGAAGTGGGGACAGTCCAGGCCGGGGGGTTTTCAGAACTAGCAGTCAAGTTTCTCGATCCGGTACCCTGCGTTCCCTCATTAAAGGTATGGGTAATCTCGTTTGTATAATTTGTAGGTAAAGTAACTGCTGTTAACGTGCGTTTAATAAATGTTGAAAACCAAAGATAGTCTTTTGAGCCACCAGTAGGAATTAAATTTGGTGAGTTTGGATCGGCGCTAGTTCCTTTAGCGCCAGCACCTTCGTGTGCCGTAATTAAATGGCCTGTTATAAGAAGACTTGTGTGTATTGTACGTCCATTTTGGTCAGTAGTGACCGTAATAGTACTTCCCTCAAGGCCATCTGCATCTCTATAATAAGCGTGTACCGAAGAAGTTTTTCCGTTTATTTCTTCGTGTATAAGATTCCAACCACAAGGGAAAGTAGTTGTAACTAAATCATCGGGAACGGCTGTGACACAAAAGAAAACAACGAGTAAATTCCCCTCCTCTATACAAGCAGGAAGGTTCACTGTATGACTTGTCTTAGCAACACTTTCTGAGGAAGTATTACTTGCGTCTACGGTGGGAAAAGCCACGCTAACTCCACATTACTTGCAACGCCACTTGCACATCGCGTAGGATGAGGTTAGACCCTGTACTAACTACCGCCTCAAATTGAAAGTTGTAAGTTCCATCCCCTGTCACTTCACAAGTGAGGTCAATGTCTCCAAACAACACATCACCAGGCCCAAACGAACTTGCGGGTACCTGAAACTGTTGGTCAATAAGGTCAATGGCGTCGATAAAGGTGCCGCCACTTAACCTTACCTGAATATTCTTGGCCCCATTAAGGTCATTTAGTGTCGCACTTGTATCCGACACCTCACGGTATAGGAAGAGGGCGCGGGCAAACCGGATGGTAGCATCAGCGGGTATTCCCGTAATCACCACACTGGGTAGAGACTTGACGGCAGAGACGGTGGAAAGGGTGACGGTCTCTTGGATAGTTGTCCCCGGCCAAGTAAAGGTGGTCCGCATCCGCTTGACAATTGTGGTTAACTCCGCCAACTCAATCTCTCCTGTGCTAACTTCCGCGTCAGGCACGTTAGCAGGGTCCTTCCCCACATCGCGTAGTTCCGTCCGCCCCCGCTTCTCGATATTAGTTATCTCTGCATCATCTGTGCCAATATCTCGCAGTGGTATTCGCCCGCGTTTCTCAGCAATGACTACTTCTTGGACTGGACGACCTCGTGGCGTTGTCATTATCCGGTCTCGACCAAGCTAACAGTTACTGAATATTCGGGTCGTCTTCCCCTCTCATGTGCTATCTCCTCCACAATCAAGGTCCCAGGTAACATCACCATATCCTTTTCTGTCTCCTCACTATCCTTCACCGTAATCTCGGCGGCTTGGTCGGACCAGGTGCGAAGTTGGGCAAGGTTGGCAACCTGGGTCCCTTCTGTCGCCCCATTCAACAACATCTGGTTGTCGGCTAGGTACAGTTTGAGGTCGAGTTGGTTGAGTTTGGTGGGACGGAGTTGGGACACTACGCGGAAGGATCGCAAAATTGCTTCGGGTTTGTCTTGGCAGGCGGCATCTTTGGGTAGGAAGCGTAACTCTAATGTCTTACCCGTCGTCCCGTCCGTAAAGTTGAGGGTTTGGGAATTGGAGGTAGAGTTGAGGGTGCCAAGGGCAGTGTAACTCCCCGCATCCACACTATACTCTACATCAATAGTCCTCCCCTCTGCGCCCAAGTTAAGGAATTCAAAGTCCGCCCTTTGAAACACCTTGTCTACCCGTGGGAAGTTGCCGTCAAAGACCACGGTAGTGGCGGCAGCCGTGCTGTCTTGGGTGAAGAGGTGCGAGTGGTCGTTCTCACTGATGGTGTAGAAGAAGGGGTTTAGATCATTGTTGACCGGAGCGTGACCAACCCATATACGATGGTCAATTAGAGACCCACCTTCCGGAACCGTCCCCTCCGCAAAGATAGCTTGGTACTCGTCATTCACCCCGCCCGTAACCGTTTGATCCCTAACCAAATGCCACCTAAAATCCCGCTCCCGTTGAAATTCCACCCACTTGGCCATGAGAAGGTAATTAGAGGTGCCCGCAGCAATTATCATAAAGAGGGTGGTAGGGTCCCCCGCCAATCCTGTAACTTGGGAAGTATGTAAGTCGGCGATTACACTATTGGTATCGTGAAGATCGGCATTGGGTGCATATAATTCCATACTCACGTCAAACAATCGCCCCTCATTAAGTTCAACCATACCTCCTCGACCTAAGGGCAATAGAACGTGACCGTTCCAGTTAATGGCCCCACGGAAGTTGTTGGGGAGGACGGAGGATTCAAATTCAGGCGTAAGATTACGTGAGGTGCCGTCTTGGAAGAAGGCCCAGATGCCGTTGGTTTTGCATACAAGGAGGGTGTCGCCGTCCTGTACCAAGGCTGTAATTTCACTATCGGTGGAACCAATGGCAACGGCGGTAGACCAAGTGGCTGAGGTGTCGGAAGAGGGGTCTGTGGCATTACGGATGACGTTATTGGTTGCACCTTGATAGGCCCCCCAGAGGACTGGAGACCCACTTGCGTTTACTCCCTTGGCAAAGTATTTGAAGTCGTTAGGGGCGGTGACCCCAGGGTGGACAGTCCAAGTGGAATCGGCATCAGCTTTGAATATGTATTTAAGCGGGGTTGCGCCCGAAGTTGTCCAGCCAGGCACATAGGTCTTCCCTTCAAACTCCGTCCCATTCTTATATACCTTAGCTACATCGTCGGGTGGATTACCCGCTGACAATGTTTTCACCCATTGATTGCTGCTGGAGGTGAGTTTGTATGTATCACGGCCCAGAAACGCCCACATCTCATCCCCCACAGTAGCAAAACCCGTGGCAGCTTGAAGGTCCGGTGCGAAATCTGTGGTGCTGGATTGGAAGTCAGAGGCGGGGCGGATGTCGCCGTGGCTGGTCTCAATGTTGAGGCCGAACGCTAATTTCTTGGGGTCTAAGCGGTGGTTGATGCCGCCAATTCCTAGTTGCCAATTCTCTTGGAACCAGAGCAACTCGATTTCGATTGGTGCTTCTGCTTCTGTCAACTCCCCCATAGATAGTACACGGGGTTGGAGAGTGCGGGCGGCCCCAACCTTGTGCCCACGGAGGCGGTCGGCGTTGGAGAGTAACATAAATCCAAGCGCCGTAGATTCAGTGGTTGATACCTCGCGAATTGTGATATCATGAGTTTTGTCGGCCACGGCCATAGTAGTTGACTCCTAGCGAAAACCAGTATATATTAGAGGGAGAGGATTAAGTTATGAATGAATGTTGGAAACCTGTTTTAGACTTCGAAGGATTTTATGAGGTGTCAAATCTTGGGCGGGTAAAACGAACAGCTTCAGGGCCAGGTGCTCGAGCTGGGCGAATATTAAAAAGATATTTTGACACAGCAGGTTATTTATTTGTTTGGTTATCTAAATACGGACAGCGATACCCTAGGTCTGTTCATACTTTATTAATGAAAGCCTTCTATGGTTTACCCCCTATAGGATATGAAGTTGGGCATAAAGATGATAACAAAGCAAATTGTACTTTAGAGAACCTTAGTTATATTACGCATAGTGAAAATATGAAGGGGGTTTTTAACGGCGAGCAAAACGGGTACAGTAAACTCACCGACGATATTGTAGTATTTATTCGCCAAAGCTCTCTGGCTAATAAGGAACTTGCTTGTATGTTCCAGGTAACTGTTAGTGCAATATTGCACGCGCGTACAGGACGAACATGGAAGCATATTTGATTACTTCTTCCTCTTCATCTTCTTTTTAGCGGGCTTGCGTGTGGGTTTAGGCTTTACTTTTTCAGCCTCGGTATGTCCTGGCATTATCGTCTCCTAAGTTAGTGTCCTAAACTTGAGCCCATCTCCGCTCCCCCGATTGTTATCAAGGACAAAGATGCGGCCCGTTGAATCCTCTTCTACATGCCACTGTTGGGATTGGTGGGCGAGGTTGTCAATGTGGGTGGCGATGGCCCGACCACGCATCCCAGGGCGCAGGCGTAGGCGGTCGAACTCCTCTCGCCACAGCAACATATCATCCTGAAATCTCTCACGCTGGAAGGTGGAGGCTCCAGTGGCCAGGGCGCGGTTGAGGAATTCGGCGGCCTTTGCCACCACCAACTGGGCCTGGAGGTCGTCTATCTCAGTAGTGCCAGTGTCCGAAGTGGGCTTGGACAATAACCCCTTCCCAATCAACCTCAGCCGTCGCCCCTGTATTGGCCTGTTCACAAGAATATCGTATCCGCCCCCTGGATTATCCTCATCCACCTGCTGGTAGACGGCATAGGGGCCGAGGAGAAAATTACTGTCCAGGGTGTAAGTGTAGACGGGGAGGATGAACATATAACCTGCGTCGAAGAAGGCGGTCTTAGTCCCACTCGCCACCTCGCAAATCGCCTTGACCTGGGTGGCCCCTGCAGGCACCGTCCCTGTCACGGTCAACAACTCCCACTGGTCGGCCCCCGTGTGAAACTCCCCATTCTCAAACACAGCCCCACCAAAATCGAGCCGGACACGGGCCGTATCAGTTGTAGTAGTGAACACCCAACACTTCCACGTCACCGTCTCCCCTTCCATTGTGGGAATGTTGATGGTGGGGGCTTGGGTCAGTTGGCCGTCTGTGCCTGCCCCACTGATTATCTTGGCCGCTTGGAGACCTTGAATAAACGTTGTCGTATCTGCTGTAAGTGTTGGCGACCCCACTGTAGTCCAGTTTGTAAAGGCCCCGCCAGAGAAAGTTTCAAAGTTGGCATTAGATAAAAGATCATCCACAACAATAGATTCATCCCGCAGCGGAAGGAATAGTTCCGGCCACACCGCCTCCAGCGCCCTGTCAATCATGTTATGTTTAATAACAGGGTCGTAGCGGTGGAGTTCATATTGGGTGGCGCTGCCGACCGTGGCCGAAAACGCTTCCTGCACAGTGATGTCGGTCGAGGAGGCCACATAATCACTAACCCGCCTAATCTCTCCGATGGAGCTATGCCCCGACTCGGTAATAATGACGAACCAACCAATGAACGCATCGTCGTCCCCGCCATTGGGTAGGTTGGCCAAACTTGTATCAATTACACTCGTACTGTCACCGGTGCTGGAGGTGGACAAATCAAAAAAATCATCCATTACCTCGGACAACCGCTTGCGCAGGACAGCCCTAGTTGTAGTAGCTATAACTCACCTACCTTGGGAACCAAGTACGCAATGTCCTCATACAACCACGCCTCCCCCATGTGGAAGAGATGGGCTGCGTGGTCATGCCAATTGAGCCTCATTTGGCCACGATACGAGGAGACAAAAGTAACCTTACCAGACCCATCCTCATCCCGCAGCCGCCAATCTTCCTGGGCGCGCCGGTAACAAATCCGCCACCGTCCTGCCCCATCCAATTTAACCGCCCCCTCTGGCACACTCACTACCATTGGGTGTTGGACGGCGAACAAATTCTCACCATCCATAATCAAATCGTCCACTACCATGTGGAGGCGCCCCTGGGCATTATCAGTCTCCACCACCTCACACAACCCATCGGCCTCATACGCCACCTCATCCCCCTGCCCCTCCATCCCCACCCAAACAAACCTCTTCTGACTCCGACTCCATCTCACTTCATACAACATTTCCTACCCTCCAAACACTGCCCGAATCAATTCCACCACCCCCGCCCCCAACCCAACCCCACCAAGACTACTCCCTGCCACAACCTTCTTCCCTTCCCAAACCTTCTGGGGACGCCTTAATTCGTGCGCTACATAACCAAGACCAGCCAACAGAATGTCTGTAGGATCGGCGTGTGTTCCTTCGGCGGCCACCCGCTCCGTTGCCTCGGTAATCAAGTATTCGATTTGATGCTTACCGTTGGGCACGGCGGGCCTCTTCTAATTGGGCGGGCAGTGTCTTATATTCGGGACGTTGTAAAATTAACGCAAGTAAATCATTTTCATTTGCAGGCACGGTAATTACCGCAGGGTCATCAAACAACATTTGTGTGTATTGTTTCTGTATTTTTTTCTTGCCCCGATTTATATGGCCCAGAATAGCACCATAGACCCAATCGTTCATATCCTCAACATAGGCAAGTACAGAGGCATAATCAACAGCTGATATGGTAATACCTGTAGGAAATAATATGACTACTTTTCCTGTTACACGGCGTGTGGTAAAGCGTTTTATATTGTGAAGCGAAGCCTGAATAGGTGGTACAACTTCAGCATTTTGTTGTAACCGACTTCGATAATCGCTTCGTGCCATTATTAACTCTATTAAAGTATCCTTATCGGCAGGAAGTGCTGTTATATTTGAATCAGCAAATAATCGTGGTATCCACTCTTTGATAAGAGCATCCTTTCGCAATTTTACTTTTTCTGCGATAGTGGTTAACAACCACTGTTCAGGATTTTCTTCAACGTATAGAAGACATTTGTATTCAGTTTCGGTAATGGTAAGGCCATTTAGAAATAAAATCATTATATCCTTCTACGCTAAAAGACAAACTGAGATGCTGGTTCGGATATCGGCGGCACCCTGAATATCTACGACCTTCGTACCATTGCTTGCAATTACCCTAATAGTGACGGTATCGCTTGCGTCCATGTCTATAATAGGCGACCCACCAACGCTCTGCTCGGTTAATGTACCATCCTGCTGGATTAGTTCTTGGAATAGCCGGTTGGACGCATTTGCTTGGCCTTGGATAAGCGTCTCAGCGGAAGTTAAGCCTGCGAGGTGGATGTTGAATGAAATAAGATATCGACCAGCAACTGGAGCAGTAAAGGTATCGGTTGCAAAATCAGCGTTCTGGTCAAATACTTCAGTGTCAAGGTCGATGGTGGCAGTTGTTGCGTCGCCAGTAACGTTAAGGTCGGTAGCGGAGTTATAAGCTAATACTGCCGGTTGAGCAGTCATCGTAACTTCGCCATTGGCCGAGATGGTTATGCCTGTGGTTCCCCCATTGCCAGCCAGGGTATTTGCCTGCATGTCAAGGGTACCCCCAAGTTGCGGCGTGGTATCGTTAACAATATCCCCGCCCTGATCTACCCCGTTAATAAAGACTGGCATTATGCTAAGTTTCCTCCTGCAATAATGGCGTAGCCCTCGGCAGTGATTAAGGTGGTCGTAGTAGCGTCGGCGCTGCCCCCAGCAATGGTAAGTTGGATTTTGGTGCCGGTAGTAATTTTAATCCGCCCCGTCCACGAGAGTTCGGCTTCGGCGGTCAGGTTAGCTTTAGCCCCATCTGTAGAAGAGATGATGGTCTGCTTGGTCACATCGTCAGTTTGAATGGCAATGGAGGTGATATTACAGTCATCCGACACATCGACGTTGGGCATCTTGAAGGAGAGGGCCGTCAGCATGAAGTCTTGAGTGGTGCCGGTGAGGAGGTCAAAATCGCCCGCACATTGGTTCAGGTCTTCGGTGGTGGTGGCAACTTGGCGCTTCCCAATAGCTGTAGCCGAACCAGTAAGTTCAGCTGCTGTTATCAACTGTTTAATGTAGGCGGTGAGGGTGTCGGTGGAGGTTACTGCGCCAGCCGCAGCCGCATCTGCCTTTTGGCCAAGCAGGTCGCGGAGGGTGGCATTGTTGGTGTTGTTTGCCGAAACCACCGCATCGCTAAAAGGGGTGTTATACTCTACCTCCTTCCACACCACGTCAAGGTTCCCTGTGGTGTTTGCTAAGAAGGCAATACGAAACTGGGTTACAGGGGGGAGGATGAGGTAGGTGGTGGCGGTGGTGATGGAGGAGAGTTGGGCCACGGTGGGCGTGGACGCCAACGTGCGGTAGGTGATGTAGGGGATGTTGGTGAAGGTAACGCCATCGATGGTTCCTTGGAAGTCAACGGTGCCGTCAGGGGTGGAGTTGCCGGTGAGTTGGACGAGGAGCCCGTTTCCCTCATTCAAGTTTATGTCAATGTTCTTGGCTGAAGCAATGGCCAGTTCCGTGTTCCGTTGTGGCATAGAGTATCATTCCCTCTCTTCTAGCAGTCTCATTCCCTGCTAGGAAAATATGTTGCGGAAGAACTCCGCAATTGCCCCACCGCCCAACAACCCACCTGCAATCCCCCCACCTAACAACTTCTTCCCTCCTCTTGGTGCTCTTATCTCATGGGCTAGATAGCCAAACCCCGCCAACATAATATCGGTGGGGTCGGCTTTGACCCCTTCCGTGGCCACCCGCTCAGTCGCCTCAGTAATTAGGTACTCAATCTGATGCTTCCCGTTAGCCATTACCGCCCCACTCCGAGTTGTTGCAGACTCCCACGGACTGGTCCTTTTAGTACGGCAGCGTCAATCCCTGCATAGTGCCACATAACAAAACCTCTTTCGGCATTGCTATCTAAATCACACCCATCGGGCTCAGACGGCATAAACAGTTTCCCTGGGTGGAATGTTGCTGTGTTAAGCGCCGATACTCGTTTAGTTTCACTATCAAGTGCCATTATGTACTCCACTCCCCACGGACGAAGGTAGTACCATCATCGGACACGGTTGAGGTAGCTAAGTCTCCGTCATCCGCATCGTTACGGAGAATAGAAGTGGTTGCTGTTTGTGTTGCCTTGTTTCGAGAAAGTCCAGCCCACCAAGACATAAACAACCGCATGGAACCTGTAACGGCTGGCGCGCCTGTAGTCTCTACCATTGCCTCATCCCAGATCAGGTTGACTAGGGTAGCAGCGTCGGTAAACATCGCCACTAAAGCGTCCGTTCCTTCGGCTTCCACCTCAGCCTTCATCCCAGTAGACATACCACCAAGGTCTCCCAGCCCAGCACCTGCCGTGCCAATTTCAGCAGTATCAATGAGAATATCGCTTATATCTATAGCTGGGACTTTACCTGCGCTAGTTGTCGGGGCAGCTTTTAATACAAATTCGTCATTATCTGCCGGAGCTGCAAGGAACGCAGGAGCCACTGTAATCACTGTTGATGTGTAGTCTGTAACCGTCCGGCACTGCCCAGCATTTGCACCAGAAGTAAACGTAAGTTCACTCCCTATAACGTGGTCAGCAGTAGCTTCGGTAAATCCATCGAACGTCCATACGGTGGAGCTTGCCGAAACGTCGTTGACCGCTCCGTTGGTCCAGTAAGGAGTCATAAACGGATGGGCGCTGGAAAGATGCCCGTATGTCTCTATATAAATGTGTTTATCGAGCCACACCTTGGTAGCTGAGTCAACGATAAGGATGGTGGCACGTTTTGCCTGCATCTCAGCGGCAGTGAGAACCAACGAATAACTCTGACCTTCATCAACAAAGTCGTTAGCGCACGTCCCTTCCACGCCTTCGTCCTTCATAATAGAACAGTCGGCACCAGCGTCGGCGGCGTCTACACGGAAATCAACACCATCCACCTCATAGAGGTCAAAGTTGATGGTCTTGGCCCGTCCGTACTCAGCGAGGATGACTTGCGACATTAAGCCTCCTCGATCCGCCGACGTAAGACTTCTATACCGACAGCCAAGTCCGCTGCCTCGAAGTCATCCGCCCTACAGACTGAATTGCCATCTCCCTCTCTTTCGGAAAACCCTGGAAGTAGTTGTCCAGTATGTGCTGTATCACTTTGGTCACTTCCTTCCTGAGACCCATTAAAGAACATTTTATGAACGTCCGACGCACTAGACTCATGCTTAATGGTGTCGGGTAGGCTTAGTGTTGGATTGGTAGTTTGAAATGTAGAAAATGACCCAGCTACCCTTTTTTGATGATAAGCAGTAATCGTCCCGCCGTCCTTTTCTAGTGCCATACGATACCAATTGAGATTATCGGTTACTCTTGTCAGTACCGCTACAGTTGTAGGCGATCCAGAAGATGTTAAGGTGATTGCGTCTATTTGCGTAAAATGAGCATCGCTTGATAGTCCATTTGAACTATTTAGCCAGGCATACTGGTCAGCACCAGTGTCTACTGGTGCTGCTATGTTGCTTAACGTCTCTAAGTCATCTCCACTACCTTCCACCCAAGTTAAGTCAGGCCCTAAAGTAGTTGAATCTGCTTGATTAAACGATTCGGTCCTCGTAGTCCGAGGTATTTGCCAGCTATCTCGGCCCTTTGTTCCATCCAAATACTCAGGCGGAACTAAGGCAGGGAGTAAATCATCCCCTCTTCGCCCATAAAGAGCCTGCATTTCGTGGCCTGTCCATCGTTCCATAACATCCAGCGGAGTGGTGTCCCTAATCCGCCGGTAGTCAGCCCATCTCACGGCCAAGGTAGCTGTAAGCGCCGCATGGGTAGGTGCAAATCGTTCGTTAATAATCAACCCATTGTTACCAAAACCTCCCAGATAGCATTTCAGCCCAGTTCGGCGCGACGTGCGTAATGGCTTACACTTGGTTTCCCCAGTAGGGTCATAATTATCTGGATTAAGGAAGGAACCATAGATAGCGTCCAGAATGCTATCTGTGCTCTGTGACTTGATGTTTGCCAGTCTTAATAGGCCATCCCGCTCTGTCACCGTCAACATACGCTCAATATCGGAGCCGAGATTCAATGTGCCTGATGGCAATATAGCGCCATCGGGATATGAGAAGAATCCTGCACCTTGGGGGACTCCACCAGCAATTGCGCTCTGTGTATTAGAACGCCTATCCAACACACCAATTGCCGTACCCCCAGGAGCACGCCAGAAACTCTCACTATTCGACTTAGTTACCCATTCCCAAGGTGCTAAAATTAAGGTACTCATTTTATGTGCGATTTAGAGTAAACCCAAGAATATCATCTAACCGATTGATTTCAGCGGTGGTAAGGTGTCGCCTTGCGGTCACCACAATCTTCTCCATATCATACTCTATCAAAATGCTGGATTCAACTTCTCCACGCGCCTTCGCCGTAAGGTTAACCATATCTAGATTGCGATGCCCCACCCGCACCCTCTTCGCTACATCCTGCCGTACAAATTCAATGTCTCGATCCGCCTTCGTTTTAATGGCAAGGATTTCGGCTGCAACTGCTTGGGCTTGTGCTGCCTGCTTAGTCCTCTCCGTCTTTTCTCTCTTTACCGTAATTCCAAACATTACTCCACCTCCTCATACTCGACCGTAACCGCTACAGTACCACTGGCGCTTAAGTTAAGGTTAAGAGCTTCGCCAGAGGCAGTTTGAAACAGGCCTCCATAATTGTATCGTGTATGCCCACCCCCATCGGTTGCTAGCATGTGGGAGGCGGTGATTTCCGTGGTGCTGGATTGGAAGTTGATTTTGATAGTGCTGGCCCCTTCATTAGTCACCAGGTAACTAATTACCCTAATCTTCTTGCTGGTAATCGCCGCCACCACTTGGGTATTGCCAGAGGAGGTGGCGTCCAAGTCGGCATGAAGAACTTCATTGGGAACCCGATTCCCCCTAACAACGTCCGCACTCATTTAGTTAGTCCTCATCTCATACCGTACAAACACAGCCCCCGATGTCGCCGTTGCCCTAATCATCTTCACATTCCGCATTTCCTGCCGAGAGGTAAGGATGAGTTGGTCTCCAATGCCAAGACGCTGGCCGGTTGCCCAGTCAGCATCCGTGGGCGCAGTCCCATTAAGGGTATAGAGGATGGCCGCTGTATGACACTCAAGAATAGCCCGCCCAGAATGTGCCCCACCAGTGGAGGAGAATTGGGCGGGCAGGGTGAGGGTGGCGGAAGTGCCAGCGACGGAGACGTTCTGGTCCCCATCCGCGGCGATGATAGCTGTGTATTCAGGCACGAGCCTCCCCCTTAGTTAGGTCGGGATTGGGCGGTGTAGGCCAGGTCCTGTCTAGCGGCCCCGCGAAGGTAGATGAGGGTGAGGGAGATAGCTCCAGCATCCCCAAACACTTGCACCGTGCCCACATGGTTAGGTTTGACAAGGAAGATTTCATTAGCCGCCGCCTCGTGCATGAAGGTGGAGGTGGCTGTGCCATTGGGGTTGTAATGGCAGGCGGCGGAGGGGATACAGAGGACTTCGCCAGTGTTGGCGGGGATGGTTGCGCCTGCGGTGGCTAGGGTAGCGGTGGAGGCGAACACGCTAGTTATCGTCTCCGCATTAACCACGCCATACTTTTTCTGTAGGCTAGTATTGCTGGCCATTTATATACTCCTCAATCTGTTGGTTGCGGATGTTGTCGATTTCAGATTGGGTTAGGTTGATGTTGGGTGGGGCGTCAAATATCGCCATCCCGTTCTCTTCCATAAACTCCCTCATCGATCCTGGGTGGACTCGGTTGGGCCAGTGGCGGACGGTAAAAGCCCTCCGCACCATCTTAGCCGCCATAAGGGGGTCGAACTTGCAGGTGTCAATGGCGGCTTGGAAGTCGGGGTCCATTGTCGTCCACTCTCCATTAACCTCCAACTGCACCAGGTTCTTCGCCGCCATGTTGTCTTTGTGGACCGTGGTGCTGTGGTGGTGGCGGAGGTGGTAGGTGTCGAGACCTTCCTCTCCACACTTACAAACAGGGGCGGGTTCGACCTCCTCAACCACGGTAGGCTGGATGTCGTGTGGGTCAATCGCTTGGTCTAACGCTACTTCTTCCATTTCCTTCCTTCCTTAAAAGTTCCTTACTGTCTTGCCTTGGGCGTCGATGCGGGGGGTAAAGCCGCGTGGGTCAGAGGGGATGGTGGTTTCTAAATACGAGTCCCGCTCCAACCGGCGCTCCGGCAACTCCCGCTGCACCTTCTTCACATTGTTAAACTTTTGCTGTAGTTCAGTTGCACTCACCTCACGATGCCGCAGCCACTCTACACACTCTACCAACAAGGTTATAATCTCATCTTGCAACGGACCCACATTGATGTCCTGTTTAGGGTGGGTGCCCGTAGGTACATCCCCTAAGTCCAACGCACTATCCACTACATCAAAGGCTCGGCTAGTAGCGGCGCGGAACAGGCGGGAGTCTATTCGAGTGTTCCAATCATCATAAGGGAGGCTAAGGTTAGTCATACTTTTCTACCTTCTTAATTACCTTGGTATACCAGTAGCGTAGAAACCAAGGAGCAGGGGATACGGGGCCGCCGTGAGATCTAGGTGCAGTGGAGACAGGAGAAGATTTGAAACCCTCCTGCACCATCGCCTTCTCCATCTTTTTTACTATCCCTTCCCATTCAATGAAGGTTAACACCCCCTCTTCCGACTCCACTCTTTGTTCCTCAATGTTGAGGGTAATATGGACGGAACCTTCCCCATGTCCAAATTTAATACTCCTACTCATTCTCCCTCCTCCTTAACTACTTTAGACTACCAAGTACACAACTTCAATGGCCATGTAATGGAGTATGTCAGTTTGGGCTCCGTCATGGACTCCGTGGAAGCCTACGGTATTGTCGGGTTCGATGATACCAGCAGCATCCATCGCAGTAGTAATGGTGCTTCCCTGAATCTCGTCAGCTACAGCACCTGACACAACCAGGGTGGTCAGGGTGGCGTCCACAGTGGTAGCGTCCCACTGTTCCCCGTCACGCGCACCGGAAACGAGGATGGTCAAGTCAGTCGCGGCGCTCACAACCGCAGCAGCCGAGAAGAGACGAGCAAAAACTAAACCTACCGTATTTTGTGGGCAGGCCCAAGTAGCGGTAATGGTTTCGGCATCGGCATTAGTCGTGGGGGTGAAGAAGTTTCCAGAGTTAAACGTTGCAACCCCTTCAGTCGTAACGGCAGAAGCTAAGTTGTAAGACTCGTGGTGCTCGTGGGGTTGTGCCGGTTCCAACCGCAGTTCGGTGGTGGAGAGAGCAAACCCTACAACCTGCCGAAGGGATGCGAGAGTGGTCGGGCGGGTTGCCGTGTTCGCACCAGCAGTTTCCGAGAGGTAATGGGTGTTGCCTTGGGTGAAGGGAGCGTCAGTATCTACTACGATACAACTCAGGCAGAGGTTACCAACATCGTTGGCAATAAGGGTGTTTACGGCAATCGCCTCACAAAACTTGGTGTTGTCGTCGGCGTCTGCCAATATCCAGTTAGTCCCATCGAAGAACATGAGGTCGCCAGCAGTTACTGCGACTCCCACGGTTGCGGAGAATACCCCGCGTGCTTGCCGGACAAAAGGATCAGCCATGATTTGTTATCTCCTGAATTCCTGAACTTGGTCAGGAAGATTTAGTTTAGGTGCGGGGTTTTCCTCACCAGGCCCCCGCGAACTGGCAGGAGGAAGGAGAAAGGTAGGAGGTAGGCTCGGAAGCCCTCAGCCCCACCCTCCTTCCAGAGTTAAGCAGTGGAGTCAATCCCTGCCAACCCAGCAACATGCTTCGTGGAGAAGATAATCTGTTGCAGGTAGACTACCATGCGGAACAGTTCTTCATTTGCCGCCTCTTTAATACCAATACGCTGGATCGAAGGCGACATGACGGGACCGTTATGCAGTATGGTCAAACCATCCTTCTCCTCACCAAACTGGACAGCATAGATGGTGGTGGCAGTGGAACTTCCCCACCCACCACTGTTCTCATATATCTCAGCATTGGTGATGAAGTCGTTGATGACCATTGGGACACCATTGTAGGTACGGACCTGGTGACCGAACAACTCAATCGAGTCCATAACCACACCGGAACCGGAGGCACGGGACAAGGCCGTCAGCTTACGCCGCATAGTCTTGTTCATGATGAGGGCGTCGGGGGGGCCATTCTCAACCAAGTCAATCATCGCGTCGAGGCGGTCCAGGGTCAACTCAGTCTCATCGCCCGTGATGGTGGACGGGGTGGTCCCATCATCCATCATGAGGAGGCGCTGTTCGCCAATGAGGAGGCTAGTCAGCCCCTCGAACTCAGTTGTAACCGCGCCAGGGTCCCCAGTAATTACCAACTGCTCAATCTTACGAGCAAGCGACTTGGCCATTTGCTGGAGGAGGATGGCTTCTTGGTCGTTGATGTTGCCGCGAGTGTCGCGAATGAAGAGGTCGAGGGGATGCTGGACGCCAACGATGGCAAGGGCAGCGGTTTTCTGAGTGTAGGTGGGTTCGGTGTCGGTCCAGGTGTCGCCAACCGCGTGGGTAGCCGAGGCTCCCAGGGTGTTCTCGCGATTGTAGAGGAACGAATTCCCCTCAAACCCCTTAAACTGCAACAGCCCCATCAACTCGTTTTCGGTGATAATCTCTTCGATTACCCCTTTGTTAACCTCATCATTTGCCAGTTTAGCAAATTCAGAAAGTGTTACCATTAGATTCTCCTAGTTAAGTGGTAGAAGGGTTGACGGCAAAATCCCGCCCCTCCTTCTTCAATTTTCCTATTCCGGCGGCCATCCGTGCGGTGCGGGAGATAAGTGGACGGGTATCCCCACCCCCTGCGCCCCCTGCGCCAGTACCAGAAGACAGGTCATGTATTCCCGCCTTCTCCATCTGGACTTTGGCCGCCGCTTGTTCTTCCTTCCGCACCTCAGCCAACCTCTCATCGAAGGTGGCGGCGCGGGCTTTGTGGGTGAAGCGGGAGAGTTCGCCTAGGGTGGCGGCAATTGCAGCCAGGTCCTTCCGGTCAAACGCTTCCTTCACTGTAGTCCGCCAGCCCTCTAGCCCCTTCACCGTGTTATAGTCTAACACCTGCTCCCCGTCTTCGCCGGTTACAATCACATCCATATCATCCATCAGGGAGTTCCAGCCAGCCGCAAAGGTGCGGGTAGCGCGGCCCTGTGCCGATTGGGTTTCGATTGCTTGGAGTTCTTGTGCTAGCCCTTCGGTTTCACCAGCGGCCAAGGCTTTCAAGGTAGCAGCGGTGGCACGGGTAGTGTCCCCCATTTCCGCCTTGAGGTCAGCAAACTGGGTGGCTAGGTCCTGGTCTTTACGGAGGCGGCCCTCGGCTGCCCTCTTATCGTTTTCCGCCTTGGCCTTAGCAGTCTCAACCTCAGCTAACTGGGCCTTGAGTGCTGTTACTTCAACAGAATCCTGGTCCGTACCAGTGGTTTCAGTTGCACCTTCAGTATTGACCTCTAGTGTACTTTCACCAGCGGTTATTCCTTGTATCTCTTCCTCAGCCATCGGGTTGTCTCCTTATCGGAAAGTTGCCTGTGCGTTAGACGATTTTGTCCTATTTAACCTTATCACGTTTTTAACCCTTTGTCAACCCCTACGGTCCAACTGGAAACAACTCCTCCTGCAACTCCGCCCCACCCTCACTAACCGCCACCACACTATACTCCCACCGAATAAATATCCGGTCAAGGTCGGGATTTCGCGCCCTGGCCTGCTTTCTTAGGTTGTTGCGGAGGGAGAGGGCTTTGGCC